CCCGCGGGCGGCCCAGTCCAGGGATAGGCGTGTTCTAAAAACGGCTATTCGTCTTGTGGACAGAGGGGAAGGGTTGCCTCAGCAACTAACGGACGCCATTAAAGAGCTGGTACGTCGACGCGGATTGAATTAAAGGACAGAAAATGGCGTTATTCCCTGTGGTGGCTGGAAAGGTAAAGTTTGGCTGGACAGACCAGCCTACCCGTGTCGGCCATAATGGATTCATCCAGGAAGGCGATGCAGTATTCAACCCAAACATGCCCGTCATGGGTGATTACGACATGGGTATCGTCCGGTATTCGCAGGGGATCCCGACCGATGGCAATGGCTCTGTAGTGCTGACAGACGGCACTGCTGGCATTCCTGCAGGAACGAAATGGCAGAATGGCTTTCCGATCCATACAAAGGGTTTGGTGACTTCTACCGCTGCTGTGGCCTATTGGGCTAACGGAATTCCCTTTGCTGCCTTGGGCGGGGTGTGCGTATGAAGCCCGAAGTTGTGGGAGTGACGGAAGTTCAGGTTACCGTCGAGAGCACGGTAGAGATTGCCCGCAAATTCAAGGCGGAGCTTGAGCTTGCCAAGCGCAAAGACGAGAAATGGATTCGCCAGGGCAAGCGGATCGTCAAACGCTATCGGGATGAGCGCAATACCAATACGGGTGGGGTCGGAGGCGTTCGGTTCAACATCCTCTGGTCGAACATTCAAACCCTGCTTCCTGCGACCTATGCAAAGCCTCCGAAGGCTGAAGCAGAGCGCCGCAACAAGGACAACGACCCCGTTTCCCGCTGCGCATCCGAGATCCTGGAGCGCTGCCTTCAGTATGAGATTGACCATTACCCTGACTTTGATGAGGCGTTGCGTGGTGCAGCGCTAGATCGTCTGTTGCCGGGGCGTGGTACAGCCTGGGTACGCTACGAGCAAAGGGAAGTGGACACGCCGCCTGATGCCACGATTGTGGCGCCTGGGATGCAGGCTCAAATCTCTCAGCCTCAGGTCAAGGAGTGCTCGGCCACCGATTACGTGTACTGGGAAGACTTCCGCTGCTCACCTGCGCGTGTGTGGGGGGAGGTGACGTGGGTTGCTCGCCGGGTTTACCTGACGCGGGACGAGCTGAAGGCCCGGTTTGGGGAGAAAATGCAAGCTCGGGACCTGAGCTACATGAACATCCCCTTAGTGAACGCGCCTATCGGCCTGGATCATCTGAACGAGAGCGGCGAGTATGGAGACACTGAATGCCTGAAGAAGGCTGAGGTGTGGGAACTGTGGGATAAGAAGACGCGGCGCGTTTACTGGGTTGCTGAGGGCTACGACGACCTTCTGGATCTTACCAACGATCCGTATGGGCTGGACGAGTTCTGGCCGTGCCCCAAGCCTCTCTTTGCCACGCAGACGACCGACACTATCACGCCGGTTGCTGATTACGTGCTGTATCAGGACCAAGCGACGGAGCTGGATAACCTGACGCGCCGGATAGGCCTGCTGGTACAGGCCGTGAAGGTTGCCGGGGTGTATGACGCCAGCGCGACTGGTGTGGAGCGCATGCTGAGCGAGTCGGCAGAGAATACGCTCATCCCGGTCAATAATTGGGCTGCGTTTGCTGAGAAGGGCGGAATTAAGGGCACGATTGACTGGTTGCCGCTTGAGCAGGTTATCCGGGCGCTGAACGAGTGCTATATGGCTCGTGAGCAGACCAAGCAGGTTATCTACGAGGTTACGGGGATTTCGGACATTATCCGAGGTTCCACGCAAGCTTCGGAGACGGCAACCGCTCAGAATATCAAGCGCCAGTTTGGATCGCTGCGTTTGCGTCCGCGTCAGCAGGATATGGCAATGTTCGCCAGCGAGATCCTGCGCATCAAGGCTCAGTTGATGATGGACGTATACAGCCCAGAGACGCTGATTGCCATTTCGGGCATTCTGGACACGTACGACGGCCAGTATGTTGAGCAGGCTATCCAGATGATGAAGTCTGAGCCGATGCGGGCCTACCGCGTGGAAGTGGCTGCGGATTCGCTGGTGGAGATGGATCAGGAGCAGGAAAAGCAATCGCGGGTTGAGTTTCTGACGGCGGCTAGCGGTTTCCTGCGCCAGGCTGTACCTGCTGCTGAGCAGATCCCGGCATTGGCGCCCGTCCTGGGCGAAATGCTCATGTTTGGCGTGCGGGCATTCAAGGGTGGCCGCGAGCTTGAGGGCGTATTCCAACAGTTTGTCGATACGATGAGCCAGCCGCAACAGGATAAGCCGGATCCTGCCATGCAGAAGATGCAGGCCGACATTCAGATGCAGCAGCAGAAATTGCAGATGGATATGCAGATCAAGCAGGCGCAGATGCAGGTGCAGCTTGAGGGTGATCGGGCCAAGGCTCAGGCAGATATCGAAGTGGAAATGGCCAAGGCGCGCATGCAGGCAGAGGTTGATATCAACCGCCAGCGCGCAGAAGCTGAGCAGCACGCGATGAAGATCCAGAACGAAGCAGAATTGCAGTCCCTGCGTTCACAGCTGGATCAGGCGAACGAGCTGCGGCAGTTGGAATTCCAGCGCTGGAAGGCAGAGCTTGATGCGGCTGTGAAGGTTCAGGTTGCGGAGATCAGCGCGGAGAAGGGCGCGGAGAACGCGGCTACTGCTGCGGCTACGAACGAGATTGCTACTGAGGTGAGGCAATGAACAGCACCGGATTTGATTTGCGAAGGCTTATCCATGGCATGCGAAAAGGGAGAGCAGATGCCACGTATACCAAGTTTTTTTACCTTGGCTGGCATGGTGGCCCCAATCCATACGAAGCGTGGGTGTTGAATGTCTGGACTAATCTGTGCTGGCGCTATTACCAGATGAAGAGGCGAATTTTTGGGGGCAACCGATGAAACCAGCATACAAAGCATGGCCCTGGTCGATATATGGCCGCCAGCCCGGTAAGTTTGCACGATTGGGGCTGCCAGTTATTGAGTATTATTTCTTTGCATCAGTGAAAAGCGTTCCTGGTTTTTTTGCTCATGCATTTGAGTATCATGCTCGGCGCCTACTTTCTCGCATTGGTATACGTCGTAAGGGAGAAATTGATGTTACCTATGCCGTGCAGGCTCTGTGCTCTCGGATGAGCCAAAAATGAGAACGCGCTATATCCAAGACCCGGTGACGCTCAAGCTCGTTCCCGCTGACGAATACGACCGCCCTGAGGTGAACGCGCCGATGGTTATGGGGGACATTACCCCATACAAGTCGATGGCCACTGGCGAGATGATCAATGGTCGGCGCCAGCATCGAGAGCATCTGAGGCAGCACCGATTGATTGAGATCGGAAACGAGAAACCTGTTGCGCCAAAACGACGGGAAGATTCGGGACTGAAACAGCATATTGTGGATGCCGTCCGGCGACACAGTTAACCCGCCGTAAGGCACAACAAGGAAATCCAAATGGAAAACCCACAGGATGACCTGCAAAGCACGCTGACCGCAGCGTTTGAGCAGGCTGAAGAAACCCAGGCTGCTGCCAAACCTGAAGTCGAAGTGGCTACCCGGGAACGGGACGAAGCAGGGAGATTTGCCGCCAAGCAGGAACAGGAGGCTAAGCCTGGGGTTCAGGCTGAACCGGCCCAGACAGAGGTAGCGCCTCCCCGTCGCGCCCCTTCTAGCTGGAAGCCAGACGCGCAGGCTGCCTATATGAAGGCAGAATCTGGCGAGCCATTGACGCCGGCAGAAATCAAGCTGCTGACGGCAGAAGCCAATCGCCGTGAGACGGATTACCACAAGGGGATCGAGCAGTATAAGTCGCACGCCCAGGAAGCGCAGGCATATCAACGGGCTGTAGAGCCGTATATGCAGACCATCCGAGGGTTGGGGGTGGATGCTCCTACTGCGGTGGCCAAGCTATTCCAGGCTGACCATACGCTGAGGTATTCGGATCCGGCAACCAAGGCTCGTTTCTTGGGTCAATTGGCGCAAGAATACGGTGTTGACCTGGGCCAAGTAATTAATGCGCCGCAGGTTGATCCTAACGTACAATATTTGCAACAACAAACTATGCAGTTGCAGCAGCAATTGCAGCAGTTCCGCCAGCAGCAGGAACAGGCGGAAATGTCTGGGTATCAGACCGAGATCCAGAAGTTTATGTCCGATCCTGCGAACGTGCATTTTAACGAGGTCCGAGAGGATATGGCCCGCTTGCTGTCAACCGGCACGGCGGAAAACCTTCAGGACGCGTACGATAAAGCGGTATGGATGCGTAGCGATATCAGGCAATCCCTGATTGAGCAGCAACGCGCCGAAGCCCAACGCGCAGCAACCGAACAGAACCAGGCCTTCTCCGCTTCGGTGGA